AGCGTCTATAAATGCGTCAATAGCCTTAATCCTATCTATTATTTTAGAGGTGTTAGGCTCTAATTTATCAGATATATTTTGTGGCATCAAACTAAATCTTATTCTAATCTTGCCTTGAGGATCATAGTTTATTAGATTTACATTAACATATTTAGTAGCAAATGAACCCATAGCTACAGGATGATGCTTAAAGAAGTCAAATATTTTTTCCCATTCATGATATTTAGCATGCAATGCAAAATCTTCATTACAAGATATGTCATAAGTTATAAAATTAGAATGAGTTTGATTTGGCTTACTAACATCAGCAAACATACAATGATTATTAATTTCTGTTAATATATCCATTGTATTTTTTGCAACATCTAAACCTTCAGGCTTATGTCTTTTCATGTAGCAATATGAACAATTATATAAACAACCGTGACCAAAGCTTGGACTAATAAAATCAGTTGACCTACCACTTGGTCTAATAATCATAGACTTTCTACTTAATTCTTTTATCATTTTTAACTATTTCAATTAATTTATCTAAGCATGCTTGTTCTGCTTCTTCATAAGTATAGAAGTATGCTGCATATTGAGTTAAAGTATGCTCACCTGATAATACCCAACAAAATGTAGATTTATTACCTAATTCCATTGTTATCCAAGAACACAACCCATACTTCTCTCTAAACCATCTAAATGCTTGTTGGTAGAGTGGAGCAGATATTCCACTTTTACTACCTAAAGATTTATTATAGTCATGGTCACTATTATATTGTTTGTAACCATTTAACTGATTTAATGCAATAATAGGAGTTTCTTTACCTGTTTGCGTATCCTTCATGGTTGTTTCATCCCACGAAGCTACACAAGGTTCATCAAAACCTAATTCCTTAAGTTCTAATGCTTGTTCATAAGGTATAAACTCATTTTCCATTCTCTACAGGTTTAGGTGTACATATATGACCATCACTCCATTTAATACCTGGAGGAGGTGTTAATTCTGGTGAGCTATACTTGGTACCACACTCACTACATATAAATTTATTCATTGTCTTGTTTTTTAGTGATTGGATATATTCATCAGCATTTATAGCTTCTTTGTTTTCTTGTGCATTCCATCCACTTGAAACACCGCTATTAAACGCTTTTCTTAAATCTTCCTCTGTGTATTTCTTAGCCATATCCTCTTTGTAGTAAGTATCAAATGCAAATTTAATCATATCTTGCTCTGTATATTTCTCAACAATATCTTGTTGGCATTGAGTGTAGCCTTTGATAAAACCTTCATAAGCTGCGGCATCAGATATTAATGTACAATTATCTGCAAATCTTTCAGCTAACTGTTCTATTTCTTCTTGTGTTTTCATTAGTCTTGTTTGTTTTTCTAATGGAACACAATCACAAGTTGTAGTATGTCCGCAGTAACATTTTATTTGTGTCATTTTTCTTGTTTGTTTATTATATATTTTTTAATAAGCGGTTGATTAATTTAAAAAAGAAAATAGGCTAACACATTTCTGTATTAGCCTATAATCTATTGCTTTTAAGCATTTAAAGCTTTAGAAGCTGATGCGCTAGCAACAGTTTCTCCTGCTTTAACTCTTTCAGAGCTAGCAATTATAGCATGAGATGGCTCGCCTGCTACAATCTGTGAACTTTGATAGATGTTCTTACCATCTTTCATAAAGAAAGTAATTTTACCATCTTTGTCAATCACTTGCTTAGGTGCTTGACCAGCATAAGATGGCTCTAAAGAATCCACCAATCTAACATGTAAACGCTCTCCACCAAGTGTAGGGTTTAACATATTAACTTCAGCAATTTCTTTGCCTTCAACTGATTTAAATGCAAGTTTAGTTACATCTAATCCAATTAATTTTAATCCTTCAGGAGTTGCAGATTGCCAAGCTCTGCGTGGCTTAGATGAAGCTTGAGTGAAACGGTCATCACCTGCGTTTAACAGAGATGCTACATTCACTTTAGCATTTGGATTTTCTACCATTTCGGCAATTTCTATTTGAAATTTACCGCCAGATACTTTTCTAACACTTGTTAATAAAGTTTCTCCTTTGTTGATTGTTGCAATAGTTTTCATAATCGTTTGTATTTAAATAATTGTTTTTTAATTAGTACCCCAGTTTATAAGGAAAGGGATAGTCCTCAAGCTTAATCTAACATCAAAAACGTAATTTCCAACTAACTATTAGTTTGTCTAAGACACGTGGAATTGTAATGGATATTAAATTAATATTTTTATTGCTTATTTGTTTCCTATAAGCTTAATTTCTTCTTGACATTTGTCATATCTTTTTTGATCATATTCAGGAATATATGTAGTTGCACTAAATCCTTTTGTAGATGTTAATACAAATTTTCCTCCATATTTACTATCATAATAATATGACTTTGGATATCTTAATGCAGATAATTGATCTGAATTTTGATAAAATTGTGCCCAACTAAATAAATTCTGTAATTTTTTAACTTCTTCGTAATTTCTTAAAATCTCCATTTATATATTTAAATTATTAGTTTCATCTGCATTACTATATTGTATAGCCTAATCCTTTGAAAATTAGAATGATGCATTAAACAGGGCATTACACCCATTTGTTAGTTTTACAGACTAATAACTGTTTTGGTGGTCAAAGCAGGACTCGAACCTGCATCTCTCTTTCTCAGAGCTGTTACCCTTGGTGGTATTTATTTCCACTTACACCATTTGACCATATAAAATAGGCTGTACGATGTAGCCATTTAACTATAGTTTCACACCCAACTTAATGTCAGTACTATAGCACCTATTTAATAGCTTGTCTTTCCAAGTAGTCAACAACTTGTATCTTAGCCTCAGATACCAATCACTTGGTTGTCAGCTTTGTAGTCAGGACAGGACTTGCACCTGTAAAGGGAGTTTTCATTTGTGACCTAGATAAATCTAGTTTACTACATTTCACTTAATCCCTACAAGGTCCCTGAACCTTGCGTGTTTACTATTCCACCACCTGACTAACATCCCTTTGCACTCAGTTGTAATAGACTAGCAGAATCGAACTGCCTACCATCTTGAATAACAAAATGAGCCATCACCATTCGGAACATCTTCCTCTATTACAACTGCTCACCCTTATAGGAAGTTAGGTAAGTTATGGTGCAATCTTGTATTGTATACTACCTAGTATAAAGTAGTAAGGGGATATTACTCCCCTATTGACTCTTCAAAATCCCAGGTATGTCTACCATCTGCAGTATGATATCCTGCAAAACCTGTATCTTCCGGTATACTAGACCAAGCATCATGTGCTTCAAGAGATTCTTTATCAATCCCTTGTCTGCATATACCTATTGCCTGTTTAAGTTCTTGTATTAAACCTTTCTGTTCTTCAACCCACCAGTTATACTCAAGTCTGTCTTGATACCTATCTGATACATCTTCTATGTCTTCATAAGATATACTAGGTGCTTGAACTGTATTTAGTGCTATCTCTGCACTGTGCAATTCATTTTCTAATTCTATTAGTTCTGATAATGTTGCCATTGTTTCTTAAATTTAAGGGTTTATACTAAAAATGTGCGGGTTTTACAAAGTGCGGGGAAAAAAGAAAAAAGGGATGGCAAGGTATTACTACCTTACCACTTGCCCTTAATATAACTAGTTAACCGCTAAGAAATAACAGGGCATTACACCCATTTGTTAGTTTTACAGACTAATAACTGTTTTCATGGTAACCGCTTACACATAAATCTTTAATTAATTGTTTACCCTATAGCCAATATATTAACTAATAATGCAAAAATTATTAATAATAGCGCATATATTGACTCTTTAAATGATTCTTTCATGTGGAATTTGTTTTTAGTTAATGTTTATAATTACCTGAAAAATATACATTATTATTGTTCCAATTAGGACATTTATTAACATAATCTGTTTTTCTGTGTTCTCTTCTTTGTTCTTTAGTTGTTTTGCAACTAACAATTGTAATATTTATTGCTAATACAATAAAAATGTGGAATTTTTTCATTTGATTTGTTTTAAATTGTTTATAATTAACAAGCATAATTGAGTCCTAGTTCTATATCTCAATCTTTATTAGGAGATTTTTGCTTGTATTTATTTTATTATTACTGTTATTATTATAATAACAATAATTGATATAATACTATAAAATATTATATTGTAAGTTGATTCTTTCATTTGATTTAGTTTTAAAATATTAGTGTGTATACAAAAGCTATTATTGCTAGTATCCCACAAGCAATACAAATAGCTACTACAATTTCATCTCCATCAGGAGGTTGTTTATTTGTTTGATATTTCATTTATTTTAATATTAATTTATTATAAGTTAAAGATAATTGTTTGATTTTTTTTCAATTAGTTCATATACATCTTGTGCTGTTAAAAATGCAATCCACCAGCCTAAAAATATAGAATAAACAATAAACCATGCTTCATCTTCTATAACTGATTTATAATTAAATCCAAGAGCTATACCAAACATAGATATAACAAAATACATTGCAAAAAAGGTTATAATATATACAACCATAATAATTGTGTTTTTCATTTTTTGTGGAATTTAAGGGTTAGTTCTTATTTATCATCAAAGATGCACAGTCTAGCTGATAAGAATAAAAATAAGGGCTGAGTAATTGACCCTTAAAGCTTGTGATTTTCAACAATCTTTCGATTGTATTACACACCTACATTTCTGTTGGTACACAAGCATACAGACTAGTTATGACTAGCAACAAACTCCATAATATATTATGAATTACTCCTTTCAACCTTATCCTCTTGGAAGAGCTCAATGCATCCCTGCACTTAATAATTGTTTACTTGTTTCAAACCATTCACGTTCCTTGAGGTACTAATGAAGCCTACATATTGCAGTAGGATAACTGTATTTTCAATACTATGGATGCAATACTCTTTTCGATTTATATATAGTTTATATATAGTTAATCTCAATACCATTTTAGAACGTGTGATTGCATTTAACAGCATGCCACCTTTTGAGTAGTTTAGCTATAAACACATTCTTATTTTCACCTGTCAAGGCTACTCAATTTACTTCTGTCTATACTCCTACCATTTCTGATGCTTTTCCACAAGCATAAGTTGTTGGCAACTAATAGGAATAAAATAACATTTTCATCAACATCTCTATAAGCTTGACGAGCTTTTGGAGATGAAGCAATATCAGATTGTCAGCATTACTGCTCAAGTTAAGGTGGTTTGCCCTAACACACACTACATTCACCTCTGCCCGAAGTTACTACATAATATGTTATGATATTGATTTTCTAATGACCAGATATTTATATCTGTGCATATGCTCTTGAGAGGGCGCACACTTTCCTTGCTTATGAATTCACAAGTTATTCTAAGGACTTGAAATCAGCCCAATACACTTAGTTTCATAACCCCAACTTAAGGGGTTTTATTACTTACGCAATCACCGTGAGACCCTAAGACCTCTGAAGGTAGTAATCAAAGATTGCTTTTAACAACATACTGAATGAATCCCATTACAGGATAGTCTATACTTATTCAAGGTATATAATGTTGTTAGTTGTCATATAGCTGACATTACCATAGGCATTTAGTGTTTTATCTGCATCACTGCTGTTAGGTTACTACAACATTTTTGTTTTTCATTTTATCTTTAGTTTTAAATTCAACATTTGTTTTTTAAAGTCCACCGCTTCGCAAAGCCGAGAACCGTTAGTGGCAATATTTAAAAGTTTTTTTACCAACGCACTAATGAATTAATGTCTTTAATTTTAGTTTTCGTTCAGCAATATTTTTTTCCTGTTGTTCTAACCTTTCAAAATCTTCTTTTAATTTTGACTGCAAGGCTTTTTCGGCATCCTCTATTTTATCATAAATAGGAATATGATTTTCGGGTATTTCAATCCTTCCATCTTTTATGAAAATTTTTATAGGTGTTACTCCAACATCATTTATTCCAGTTTTCAATCCTGCTTCTAAATATTCTTTTGAATAATGGATTGATAATGATGTTATGTAATGTTTTGTAATTTTTACATCCCCTAAATTGTGTATCATATAAAACTCTTGCCCTAAATGATACTTTAGTAAATCTTGTATATTCATTTTTATTATTTAATTGATTAATCGTTTCTTTCCCTCAAAACTTTTAAATACAGCCTATAACAGCACCTATGTCGCAACCTTGCCGCAGGCGCAACACAAGGCTGCGCATAGCTGCAAAACGTTAGAAAGAAATGTTTTTGGAGCTGTATTTATCGTCAAATACTATTAAGCTGTTATCCAATGCCGTTACATTTAAAACGGACAAGCTCACTCCAAAAACACATTCTTCTAACAAGGTCTAAAACAACATTAAAACGATTGTTTAGCCCCGACCGTTATGTACAATCTGAATACTTTAAACATAAGCATTACAAAACCATTCAAACACCTTTTTAAACATAGGATGTTGTTTTGTACTATCTTCTGAATGTAATATATCCATATAAAATTCAATACCTATTTCAGAATTATAGATTTGTAATTTTAATGATTCATCAGATTCAGTTGATGTTGCTATGCTATCTAAAAATTCAATAACATTATTCATAATATGTCCTCCTTGGTTTAAATTTGTTTATAATTATATGCAATTGAGCGGTTAGTAATTAATCAATTAAAAGCTATATAATATATGTTGTGTATTTATACGGATGGCTAAATATGTGAATGTCTTAGAGGTTAAGGCTGTACCACTAATAGATACAGCCTATTCAGAGCTTTTAACACTCTTTTAATTCAAATAAATCAACAAAGTTCTATTAGGACTTGCTAACACCTCATTATTATTGTCTAAATATGTATGAACAACATAATGTAAGGATTGATCTGGATGATAATATATTGTTTCAGTCATTTGTTTATATATTGTTTAGTGAATTTGCATCTATTCTAAAGAAATTATAATAAAGGGAGAGCTAATTAAAGCTCAATCCCTTCAATATGGTGTATACCAAGTGACTTGGTCAGAACCTTTTATTCTTTTTTCAATAATTACATTTTGATTTCCCCAATTAAGAAGAACGCCAAAATGTTTTTTAATGAATTTAACTAACCAAATTGGATAATCCCAAACCTTGTATCCTTTTAATTGATATTTAATCATCAATTGAAGTTTACAATATGCATCTTCTGTGTGTATCCATTCATGATTATTATAAATGGAGACAATGTATGTCTTTTTCATAAGCGGTTTATTTAAAGATTAATAATAAAGAATACACATTAGTAATGGTGCTCCATTTTCAACCTACTCATGGTAAGTGACTAATATGATTGATAAACTATTTCAGACAAATGGACAGTATGATATATGGATAAAGAGATAGAGAAAAAGGACGTTAGTCCTTTCTCACTACTTTACCCAAACAATATCCTTATTGTTCATTTCAGCGTAGCTGAATGTACCATCTTCATTTTCTACAAGCTTGCCTTGTTGCACTTGTTCAATGAATTGTGATTTGGCCCAAGTTTTCTTGTAGCCATTTGGTCCTACAATTTGGAATAGTCTACCATCTTCACTTTTAGCATCAATAGTATATTTCTTTACTTTTGCTGCTTTTTCTGCGGCATACTCTGCCATTACATCGCTTAATCTTATCATTTTATTTAAGTTTTTTGGTTACTTTTAAGTAGGGGTGATGTTTAGTGGTACCCTCATCAATTAACACACACAAAAATTTTAAAAAAAATCAAAAAACTCACACTAATTTTATATAAAAATCATTCAAGAGCTAATATTCTGTGCAGGGTTTTCACCAGACAAGAATATTAGAAAAATAAAAATACATTATAAGTTGTGAGCTATAGAATGTTGTCGTACCTTTGTATAAAATTAGACATAATGAATATATCAAATAAAAGGAAAAGAGCACATAAGGCAACATCATCATATTTCCAAGAAGGAAATGTTTATATGGATGCATCAGGAAACCAATATAGATGCATAGGTAAACACCTAGAGAAGATAACAAACGGAAATGACTGCCTTACATTATTAAAGCCATCTCCAAAAGACTTTCAACGCCTTTATTCAGCTGTAGAAAATGAATATTAAGAATAAGCGCAAGCATTCATTATTAGCAAGGACTAAAAGAAAGAGTTTAGTTGAAGAATGCAATTATATGAAGATTCAAAACCTAAAGATTCAACAAATTGCATTAATAAGAATGGCATCTTGTAAACAAGAAGTGGAAAAAATAATAAATGAATATAAAGAATAAAAGAAAGAGAATATATGCCAATAGACTTGTATTAGGAAGTGGACTATGGAGTCAAATACAAAAAGCTATTACCACCAAATACACCGCTCCATTAACAGAAGAAGGATTAAGACAATTTATGAATGATTTAGCACATACAAAAAATGACAATCAAAAATAAGAGAAAGAATTCATATAAATATTGGAAAAGTAGACAAGGACAATGGGAAAACATGATAACTTGGAAAACAAAACAAGAACTTAAATTAATGTATGGATTAAACTATAATGAGCATAAACCTAAATACAACAATAAATAAAATGGCATCAGGAACAACAAGCACCATTTATGACAATACAGGCTACATAACAACTAGTAGCGGAACAGGAACCTACTACACCACACCTAAAATTAATGAAGTGTTTAAGAACATGTCTAAGACATTCAATCTAGAATTAGAACAAGGAGAGATAGACTTCCTAGACCAATTGTATGACAGTAATGATGAACAAAACAGAACATTGGCATGTGAGATGTTTAAACATATGCTAGCAAAACAAACTAAATAATATATGAAAGAAAGACCAAGAACAATAAGTAAGACATTCTATGATGATGAAATCTTATTCAAAGACACAAACGGAGACATCCATTTAAAAGAAGGAGTGCATAGACTAAGCTATCCAATAATGCATTCTGATGAATCACATCAATACAATTATTGGGCAGCAGGAATGAAAAAAATAGAAACATTTATAGATGATAACAAAAACTGGGACAATGATGACAAAATTTAAAGAAAGTAAAATAAGTAAGTTTAATGAATTCTTACAAGGTAATGACAAAGATGCTAATGACTTAGCATATAAAATGATTGTAAATAGTGAGAACTTGTCAGAACTAGAAGATGAAGATATTTTTTTATTATATATAAGTGTTAATTTTAACATGCAAGGGATAAGCAAATCAATTGAATCAGCCGAAAGAGCATTAATAATGGAAGAAGTGATCAAGAGAAAAGAAAAAATGACATTTGAAGAACAAAGTTCTTTAATATCTAGATTGTATTCAGAGAATTATCCACATGTAGAAACAGAAGAAAAGATTAAAATGAAGTTTGCAGAGAAAATCACAGTGGATTCAGACTTGCCTGAGATGCTATAATCTCACAGATTATAGAACAAAAGATTTATTCAATATAAGTTGCTTTTAGGAGAACAATGTCTTATATTGGTAAACAAGAGAGAAAGTTCATTCCTTTCTAATGCCCTAATTCAAAACAAGGAAACTTGAAAGTTATAAGGACCTCATTAGAAGCTAATGGTGAAAGAACAGAATAGGTTAAATGTGATACATCAAGGTGTAAAGGCAATACTCACATAACAGAATAATCCTAAGAGTCTAAATAGCAATACAAGACAAATAGGAGAACCGTTAACTAAACAAGTTCTAAATCTTCTCATTTTATAGAAATTGAGTTTAAGTGGCTAAGTGCTGCTTAAACTCTTTATTGTTCTAATAATAAAGAATAATAAAAATAGTTATAATATAAGTTGCATATTATAATATAATAATGTATATTGGTAAACAGGTCAATAATACATAATATTATATACAATGCAAATACCAGTTTCAAAGGAAGGATTCAACAAAGCAGCTATTAAGCTATTAAACTGCTTTCTAGATATGAGTGAATATGAAATATCCATCATAGTGGGAATGTTAAATAATAACATTACATCATTAACAACTAAGACAAGAGCAGAATTAGTTGAAAAGCTTTCATTAAAGACAATGAGCTTTAATAACTACATCAAACGCTTAAAAGACAAAGGAACATTAGTGGAGAAAGACAAAGGATTAATTATTAATCCAAACATAACAATGCTTATAAACAATGGGGAAGTAAATATCACCATTAAGAAAATAGATGATAAAATTGATTAATGCAAAGCTAATACCAAACATTGATGAATCATTAGAAGAATTGGAAGATGTCACAAGAGAGAAAATGCAAGAATATGCTTTAAAGCATTCAGACTTCACTTGTATAATAGAAAGACATCCTGATGAGAATTACATTATGATAAGAACATTAAAGCTAGAAGAGTGTGCAAATTGAGGGAATAACTAAAAGAGTGGCTGAAGAGCTTCAGATATCAATAGAGCTATCAGAAGAAGTGTGCAGGAGTGAATTTAAGTTTATTCTTCAAATGATTAAAGAAGGAAAGACTTGCATAAATTGCATACATCTAGGTAAATTTTACACTAAAAAGAATTTCAATGGAACTACAAGACATACCAAAAATATTCCAGGGATTTAAAAACTTACTATTTAAGGATGAAAAGATTGAGAGCATAGCTGAAGAAAGACTGAAGAGATGCTTTAATTGTGATAAAAGAGAAAAGTTGACATGCTCGTTATGCGGGTGTTATTTAAAAGCAAAGGTTAGAAGTTCATCAAGTTCATGCCCAATAGATAAATGGTGATAACATGACAAAAAAAGAGAAAGCAAAATACGACCATGAGTATCATATTAAAAATTCTAAAAAGAAAAATGATGCATCTATTAAATGGCAAAAAGACAATAAAGAAAAAAAGAATAAAAGATTAAAAGAATGGAGAAAAACATCTGAAGTTTACAAAAAATACAACAAGAGAACTCAAAAAAATTTTAGCTTAAAAAGAGATCATGGAATAGGAATAGATGAATATAATAAAATGTTTGAGCAACAAAATGGTTGTTGCGATATATGTGGAAATCATCAATCTAATTTTAAAAAAGCTTTATTTGTAGATCACAATCATGAAACTGGTAAAATAAGAAGCTTATTGTGTAATCATTGTAATTTTGGATTAGGGCATATAAAAGAAGATATAGAAATAGCTGAAAAAATGATATTATACATTAAAAAACATAGCAATGGTTATTACCCTTGAAATTCTTTCAGACGTATATTCAAAGCCAGACAAAGCTGGAATACAAAAAATAATTAAAAGGAACGTAATATCTAAGAAGCAGTTTGATACCGTGCAGATATTAGCAGAACAATACATAACACCATCTGGAAAGATTTCAAAGAAATGGTGCACATTAAAAGTTGGGGAGGAATATTTTAGAGTGAATCATAAGTTTGAAGAAATAGAGAAATTAACTCAGCATGTAAAAATTGGAGGATTCAAATATGGTGGTGCCAAAAAAGTTTAAAATATTTGGAGAAACTATTAAGGTGAAAAGAATATTAAAAATAGATTCAAAGCATTCATGGGGAGAATATGATGAATCAAAAAATACAATAAAAATTAAAAAGACTCTAAACAAAGAACAGCAAGAACAAACATATTGTCATGAAGTGGTACATTGCATGCTTCATAATTTAGGATATGAAAAGCTAAATAATGATGAGGTGTTTATAGATAGAATGGCTAAAGCTTTACATCAGATATTAACAACAAGCGAAGAATAATGAAAGAAGGAAATGATATATTCACAAGACACTGCACAGAAAAAGGCTTTAACATTGCAGGAGCTTTTGTAGAAATGGAAGCTAGATTAAAAACAGCCTATGCTGTAATAGATGAATTAAAAGAAGTGATACAGGGACAAGCTAAATGGGCAGAGACAATAGACTTAAGACTTAAGAAACTTGAACCAACAATACAAGTGTTTGGTGAGAATGAAGCTAAGATTATATTAGGAAAATAGAATTAAAGAAGGAATGACAAAAGAAAAGAAGGGGATTACAATAGAATCAAAAAAACTTAACAAGCAAAAAGAAGAGAATAAAACACTCTCTGAAGAATTGCTTACATCATACAGAGGAGCTCTATATAAGATGAAAGAGTTTTTTGATTCTATTAAAGATTTTGATGTCACAGAAGATGTAGACAAAACTATGAAAGTGATGGACTCTATATTAAAATGTGGAGAGAAACTTGGAAAGAATATAGAAACTCTTTCTGTATTAGAAAAGAAAGTGGCAAGTGATGAAGGAGTTAATAGCAAGGTGAGGGGCTCAGCAGATTTAGGACAATTTGAATAATGAAAATAAACAATAAATTTATACCACACGTAGATGCATTTACAAGTTCTAAAGAGTTCTCTTATTTAGCAGAGTTCTTTAACAATAATGATGCATATACATTATTCCCTAGGGAAACAGAAGAATACAAATTATTTTGGGAAGATGTAAGAGAAAAGTGTCTTAATGGATTTGAGAATTCAGATGGCATTAAAATTACAGGAATTCATTTTTTCTATTTAAACTTCTGTCCAATTCTTGGATACAATGAAGAGACATTGAGAAAGAGTAAGATATTTCCTAAGTTTGTAGATTTAGATTATGAATATTTTTGGATGATTGATTATTGCAGACATAATCAAAAGAGCTTAATTGCTGTTAAAGGTAGACGTCAAGGATGGAGTTATAAAGCAGGAGCAATTGGATCGCATGAGTTTACATTCTATCCAGATAGTAAAACATTAATAGGAGCATTCCTATCAGCATTTAGTCAGAACACTATGAACATGGTGATAGACAATTTAAATCATTTAAACGCGCATACAGAATTTAGAAAGCAACGTAATCCAGATTTGAAGGATAACATTGTTGCTAGATATCAAGTGGATTTAGGTGGTATTAAAGTTTGGAAAGGATATAAGAGTAATGTTAAATGTATATCATTTAAAGACAATCCTACATCAGCTGTCGGACTTTCAGCCAATTGGCTAATTCTAGATGAAGCAGGTGTATTTCCAAATATAACAGATACATACGGATATACGGAACCACTAATCAAAGACGGTAGCATCTACACAGGTGTTGCCCTCTTGTTTGGTTCATCAGGTAATATGGATTCAGGCTCTAAATATTTCTATGAGATGTTTATGAATCCAGGCAAATATAACATGCTAGAATTTCCAGACCCAGAAGACCAGTCTAAATTTACAGGATTCTTTTCTTCTGCTAGCAGAGGACGTTGGGGATTATGTTTAAATCCAGAATCAAAATGGTATAAACAACCAATGGTTGATGATGATGGCAATTCAAATGAAGAGGCAGCAATAGATGATTTAGAATATTTAAGAAGCCGTGCTAAGTCTGGACTAGATCCTAAAGCTTTGCATTCTATATTAACACAATTCCCTCTATCATATAAAGAAGCATTCTTAAGAGATAAGGGAGCAATATTCTCCTCTCCAGAAATGCTAGATTGGCTAGGAACTCTTGAGACCACTCCTTCAATTAGAAATCAAGTGGAAACAGGAATGTTGATTTTAAAAAGTGGTAAAATTGAATTTGAACCATCAGATGAGGTGAATTACATTACAGAATTTCCATTAAACTCTAACAAAGAATCTAATCAATATTTAGATGCATCTGGATGTATAGCAATATTTGAAAGACCAGAATATATTAACGGTGAAATACCGTATGCATTATATGTAGCAGGATGTGATCCTTATGACATGGATAAATCAGGTACCAATTCTCTTGGTTCTTTTTTTGTATACAAAAGATTCTATTCAGCAGGAAAGTCACATGATATTATAGTGGCAGAATGCACAGGAAGACCAAAGTTTGCAGATGACTTTTATGAAAACTGCAGAAAGCTTTGTATGTATTATAATGCCAAAGTGTTATACGAAAATATGTTAAAAGGGTTTAAGGGATACTTTGAACAAAAGCACTCTTTACATTATTTATATGAACAACCACAGATTATAAGAGACATAGTTAAAGACTCAAAGGTGCAGCGCGGATATGGAATACATATGTCAAGAGGAAATAATGGAAGTTCTGGAATTAAAGATACATGTGAGCTATATTTAAAAGATTGGCTGTATACAGAAAGAGAAGATGTAGATGGAAATAAGATTCTTAATTTACATACAATTAAATCAATAGCACTATTAAAAGAATTAATAGCATATGACATAGAAGGCAACTTTGATAGAGTTATTGCGTTTATGTTATGCATACTACAGACTAAAGACTTACATAGAATACATGTAGGAATTATGTCTAATAGTTCAAGGTCATTTAGTAATGATCCATTTCTAAAGAAATTATGGGAGAAGAAAGACTTTGATTCAAAAAATAAATTTACATTTAAACCAAGATAATGTCAAACTCAATTATAGACAACGCAAGTTCTAGTTCCTTGCCAATGCAAAAAGTAACTACAGGACAAAGAACTAAATCATGGAAAGAATCTTCTGTTGATTATTATTTAAATTTTAGATACACAAATGGATCTAATTTAAGAAGTGATAGATCAAAAAAGATGACTAATTATGATTTATACAATGGCATTATAAACAAAAATGATGTAGAAGCTATTTGCAATCCATTGGGCTACACAGGAAATACATGGGCAGATAAGTTTATGCATTATGATAAGATATCAGAACCTATTAGATTATTAATAGGAGAAGAGTCAGCCAAACCTGATAATTCAATGGTGCTATCAGAAGCTCCAGATGATATTAACAGAAAACAAGAAGGACTTAAGTCAAAAATATTACAAATATTACAACAACAATTACAAGGAGAAATTGACCCTTCTACAGTTGATCCTAATAATCCTCCTCCAACACCTGAGCAAGTTATTAAAGCTGAGAAATACTCCCCATCAGATTTAATAGAATCTAAAGCAAATAGACTGTTAAAAATTCTAAAAAAGAAACTTAATACAAAATGGATATTTAATCAAGGATTTAAAGACGCCCTAATTGCAGGAGAAGAAATCTATTGGACTGGAATATTAAATGGTGAACCAGCATTAAGAAAGTGTAATACATTAAACATCACTGTGATATTAGATGATGATTGTGTGTTTTATGATGATGCTATTGCTGTAGTTGAAGAGCGCATGTTAACAGTTCCATCAATTATAGATGAATATGGTGATCAATTAGACAACGCTTCTAGAGATAAACTAATAGAAATGTCAAGAGGTTCATTTGGATCTTTTAACACTGCGGGAGGATTTGAACCTGCATTAACAATTGTTGGAGGCCAGAATGTAATGGCAGGAATAACTCCTTCTAATGTAAATGCAACAAACAATACAGACAATTACGCAGTTAGAGTGGCAAGAGTTGAATGGATATCAATGAAAAAAATTGGCTATCTATCATACACAAATGAAGAAGGTCAGCCAATTGAAGACATAGTTGATGATACATTTGCTAGTTCTTTTAAATTATTTCAGGAGATGTATCCTGATGCGGAATTAGAATGGGATTGGATTAATGAAGCTTGGGAAGGAGTTAAAATTGGAACTGATTTATATTTAGACATTAAAGCTAAAGAAAACCAGAGACGTAGAATGGACAATCCTTATTTCTGTAAGCTAGGATATACAGGATATATATATGAAGCAACTAATTCTAAGAGTGTGTCATTAATAGACAGGCTAAAACCATATCAATATTTATATGACATCATTGCATTCAGACTTGAATTAGCATTTGCTTCAGACCAAGGGAAAGTATTTTTAATGGACCTTGCTCAAGTTCCTAGAAGTGAGGGAATTGATATTGACCAATGGATGTATTATTTAAAAGAAACTAAAATAGCTTTTATAAACTCTCATGAAGAGAGCAATAAAGGGGCAACCACTGGAAAGACATCAAACTTTAATCAATTTAATGCTATTGATTTAAGTCTTGCTAATTCTATTCAACAGTATATCAACTATTTACAATACATAGAGCAACAAATATACACTGTATCTGGTATTACACCGCAACGTTTAGGAGCAATTAGTAACAATGAACTTGTAGGGAATACAGAACGCGCTGTTAATCAATCTAGTTTAATTACAGAGTATTTGTTTTCAGCACATTCAGAAGTTATTAGACGCGTATACACAGCTTTAATAGAAGTGGCAAAAATTGCTTACAAAGACGGAATGGTTCAACAATATGTTGCTGATGACATGGGAATTGAATTGTTACAATTAGAAGAATTTGAATTTGAAAACTCTGAATTTTCTGTATTCTTAACAAACAGTTCTAAAGACAAGACTATTCTATCTAAATTAGAAGCACTTGCTGGAGAAGCAATGAAACAAAACAAAGCAGATTTATCCACTATTATTGATACAATATTAAATGACTCTCCTAAAGACATCATAGCTACACTTAGAAAATCAGAAGAAGCTTTCTATGAAAGAGAGAATAAAAAGTCTGAACAGCAAGGAAAAATGAATGAACAAAATTTAGCTCAAGCTAAACAAATTCATGATGAACAATTAGGAGAAGCTCAAAAAGAAAGAGATTTAAAACAATACATCGCTGATTCTAATAATAGAACTAAAATAGAAGTTCAAGAAATAGCTAATTATTTTCAAGCTACAGAAGTGGATGCTGATGTAGATGGAATTCCAGATGCATTAGAAATTGGAGCACAAGCATTAGAGCGCCAGTCTATAGAATCCAAGCATTTTAATGAACAACAAAAACTTTATAATGATAAAGACAAACATTCTAAAGAAATGAGTCAAAAAGAAAAAGAACTTAAAGCTAAGCAAGATATAGAGAATAAGAAGATAGAAGCTATTAGGGTTCAAAACATTTCTCAAGAAAAGATTGCCACTCAACACACAAAGTTGGAAAGAGAGAAAATGAAAGCTCAAGAAAAGTCAGATAAACTAAAAGCTGACACTGCCATTAAAGTGGCAAAAATGAAACCAGCTAAAAAGAAATAGTATGTGGAATAAATTACATTATAAACAGAAGCATGAATTAATGAAGTCATATAGAAATGGCGGATATTCATATAGGGAAATGGTTGATGATTACAATGATTCATATCAGAAATTTGCTGAAGGTAGAGAAAAAGATGAATCAGAATCACCTCCTACAACAAATACAAATTATAATAATAATTTAGAAACATATTACAATAACACTGATAAATACTTAAATAATCTTACAGATAGCGGATTAAGATTAAGCAATGAAAATAAAAGAGTTAAAGACGTAAGAGAAAAAACTGCTGAAATTGCATTGGCAAAATCTAAGTCATTAGACCCTAGCACAAGAACTGATTTAAGTTATATTAAATCAGGAGCTTTTTATTGTAATACACATACAGGAGAATGTTTGCAAGATGCAGGAGCTACAACAAAAAGTGGTAAAAAAATGCCTATAATTCCTGGAAATATACAATGGGATTCAAAAATAAATGATCTTGGATTTGAATGGACAGATAATCCACAACCAGGAGATGTTGCTAGAGAACAAATTTTTAGAGAAAAAGATTATCAAGGAAATCAATTATCTCCTGGATATTATACCGCACATTCAGGAGTAGTTACTCAAGGAGGAGAAAACTTAATGATTGCTAATTCTCAAGGTGGAAGCAGATATTCTTATAAAAATATGCCTGTTTTAAAAATGACTAATAACAATCCCAATGTCAGAATGAAATATCAAACATATGTTGGAAATAAAGCTGAGCTAGAAAATCAATATAGACAAGCACAAGTTGATTTAAATAATCAAGGAGGTATTCCAGTGAGACAAGAGCTTGTTGATCAAGACGGTAATTTCCCAGAAGAAATTAAATTACCAGTTCGTATGTATGGAGGAAGAGTTCCATGTGATTCATGTGAAAAAGAAAAGTTTACTCATGGAGGTAAAACTGATGATGAAAATATTACTTGGCAAGATGAAGGATCTAAAAACTTAAAACCAAAAGCAAAGTTTGTTCCTAGAATGGAACCAATAACTATAGATACTAGTGGATTCCAAAAAGATGAGACTGCTCAAGTTCTTCCTAGTAAATACAAAGCTCAAGAACAAGCTAAGGCAGCTGGTAAGGCGGCAGTAGAAGGTTCTGCTGAAACTTTATATAATCAACATCAAGAAAGAGAAGAGCTTAAAAAAAGATATCCAGGAAAAAGTGATGAAAATATTAATCTTATACAAGAGAAAATAAATAATCCGTGGTTCAATGAACCAAGTGGACAGCTTGCATCTTACCTAACAAGATTTAAAGGATTATCTGAAGATGAGTTAGCTAGTATAACTGGTGATGGTTCAATGGGTAATAGATTAGGTATAGCCGCTAACATGGCAGCATGGGGTTTAGCTAATGAAGTAGGTGGTAAACTTATAGGAAAAGGAATAGAATATGCATCTCCTTATATCAGAAAAGGATTAAATGCAGCAGGCAAAGCTATAGGAACAGAATCAGGAGTATTATCTAATGCTTATAAATTAAATCCAAAAGCTTTAAAAGAAGCTCAAGAACAAATGCTTGTAAGAGCAAGACCTGTTGGACAAGATCCATATATAAATATGGCAGAACAATTAAAAGCTAAACAAGCAGCAGGAGAACAACTTACTTGGTATCAAAAGAATTTATTGAATCCTCAGACTAATCCTCAGATGGCAGCAAGAGAAAAATATTTTGGTCAGTGGTTTGCAGATAACCCTTCAGATTTAGATTTTTATATAAATCCAGGAACAAGAAATTTTGCAGATAATGCTCAAATAGAAATATTAAAAGCTCGTATGCCAAAATCAGAAGCTGCTAAATATAATGTTAAAAATTTTGAAGATGCAAAAACTATTTCAAATTTACATGATACAGAATATATTCTTCCTAAAGATATGGTTCAACAAGCTGAAAGATATTCAGTTGATGATTTATCAAAACTCATGGAAGAGTATAATCAAATAAATAAACCACATTGGTTAAAAGGATATCCAGAAGTTCCAAAAAATACATCAAATTTTAAATCAGAAATAAACTGGGGAAACTGGAACAAAGAAATACTAAACAATAAAGCTTTAATGAATGAATACAATGCTATAGAACAATCTACTAAAGCTAATGGCAGTTGGATGAAGAATCCTGATGGTTCTTTATTTCAAGGTACACCAGAACAATTTGTACAACAGAATAGTAGTAATTTTAAAAAAGCTTTTCCTGAAGGAGCAAATAGAACATATAGAGGAACAACTATTCATAATAATAATTTAACAGATAATTATAATAGTGTTTTTACAGCAGATAAAGCTGGTGCATCAGGTTATACTAGAAAAGGAATGGAAAATAAATATTTTAATCCAAATATTCCTAATATAGAAGAGCAAATATCTATTGGAGCTAAAAAATATGGAATGAAAGAACCAGTTACTAATAAATCATATAGAGCTGATATTATGCATTCTAATGAAGCAGGAATGCATGAATTATACTATACAAATAAAGACAAAATTATTGCAGATTTTAAAAACAGTGATTTTAATGATATTAAAAAATCAGACATACCAAAAGAATTATTAGAATATTTGCCAAATAAAAAAACATATTTTACAGATGATATTGCTGAAGCATTAGAAAAATCTAATTTTTCAAGTTTAGAAATAAAAAATATAATAGATCCTTTTTATATAGAAAGGGAGACAATACATAATTTGAATAAAAGTAAATTAAAATCAGCAAGAGGTAATAATGGAATGTTTGATATGACTAATCCTAATATTTACAAAGCTTTATTTCCAACATTAATTGGAGCAGCAGCATTAAATGAAAAGAAACAAGGTGGACAAAATAACTGGTTAAATAAATACAGCTAAATACTTAAATATATCAAAAAAAATTAGTAAATTACTATGAATACCATTAAATTTGCTAATTATCATTAGATCAATATATTACATAAATATACCATATGAAAGCTAACTTTTTAAAAATTGCAAAGGTAAAGTCAGAGAAGGACTTCTACAAGAAATATCCAACAGAAGAAGCTTTCTTTAAAGCTCATCCTGAAGCTAGAAAAATGCAACATGGTGGAGCTGCTACAGCTAATCAATTTATTCTGAGGAGTGGTCTGCTTCTGCAAATTTTAAATCAGAAAAAGCAGCAATAGAAGGATCTAAAAGAATGGATGACTATATGTTAAAATTAGGAGAAACAACAAAATCTAAAGTTGTAAATAATAACGGAAAATTTGAAGTGCATGTTCCTAATTATAAAATTAAAGTAACAGGGGCTAAGAATTAATAGCTATAGTAAAAAGACAACTTAATAATGAAAGTTGCATATTGAACAATAATACCATATATTATAAACTAAAAGAAGGAAAACATGTCAGAAGAACAAGAAGAGAATCTATTTGAAGGATTCAATCTATTAAAGGATGGCGCATTAGCCGCACCAGAAAAAGTAGCTAAAAAACCCAAAGAAGAAATCAAGGAAGAATTGTCTGCAGAAGACAAGAAAGCAAAAGAAGCAGAAGATGCTTTAGAACTTGCTAAAAAAGAAGCTGATGATATTCTTGCTAAGAAGTCTAAAACAAGTTCTAAAGAAGAACCTGGAACAGATGAAGAAGAAGAGGATGGTGAAGATTTTAAAGAAGAAGATGAAGAAGGTTCATTAAAACCATTTGTAAGCCATATGGCTAGCAAGGGATTAATTGACTGGGAAGAAGGAGAAGAATTTGATGATTCAGAAGAAGGCATAGAAAAGCTACAAGCTAAAACAATATCAAATGGTATTAACAAGTGGAAAGCTGGATATGATGAAGACACTCAAAAATATTTAGAGTTTGTTGAAAACGGAGGAAGACCTTCTGATTTTCATAAGTATTATTATCAAGATGCATCATTTGCAGATTTAAAACTTGATGATGAAGACACTCAAAAGTATGTAATTAGAGAAGGACTTATTGCATCTGGATGGAGTGAAGAAGATGTAGCAGATGAAATTAGTTTATATGAGGACGCTGGGAAGCTTGAAGCTAAAGCTGAATCTCATTTAAAGAGACTGCAAAAAATTGAAGCAGACAACAAGGACTTACTTGTAGCAGCTCAAAAAAAATACGCTGAAGAACAAAAAGAGATTCAAAAGCAAGAATGGGTAGAATTTAAAAAAGGATTGTTTGATAAAGAACAAATATCTGGATTTAAGCTTACACCAAAAGTGAAAGAAGAAGTTTGGGATTATATGACTAAAGTGGTAAGTAAGAAAGAAGGACTTACACAATATCAAATAGATTCTAAAGAAAAGGGACCAGAAGCAAGATATATATTTGCATACTTAATGAAGAACAATTGGGATGCAAGTAAGCTTGAAAAAGAAATGAAGAACAAGGTGGTTAGTGAAGTTAAAAAGAAACTTTCTAATTATTCAGATGGAAGAAATAAAATGAAATCTGGATCACCTAGACTGGAAAAAGAAGAAGGAAACAGTTTTGCTGGCTTTAAAAAGATGCCAGTGTAAAAAAGTTTTTTAATTAAACAATCAAATATATAACAAAATGCAAATTAGTAATTTACAGATAAGCCAAGGTAACTGGCACGCGGGTTTGACACAAGCAACCCATCTACGTACATTCTTTTTGACAGAACCAGAAATGGCTAGTCAAGTGGTAACACGTATTTATAACAAACAAAATGGTTTTAAAAACGCATTGTCATTATTGACAGGTGGTGTTGGTAAGGCTAAAGAAATGAATGATATCATCTACCGTTGGGGTGTTATGGGAGATAGCCGTAAAGCTGTTCCTATCACTAAGGCAGTATTTGAAGGAGCAACAGCCTATCCAGGTATTTCAGGTTCTACATTCAAAATTGGTATTGGAGAAAAATGGTTTACAGAAGGTGACGTTTTAATTCCAGATGATGCACGTTATTCATTTAGAGTGGTTGGACCAGTTGAATATGATGGCGTTGATTTCATTTTAACATGTCAAATGGTTACAGCTAGCCAAACAGATTTCGTTCCTGCAGCTTTATTGTCAGTGGGTAAAGAATTGTCTAAAGATTTCAACATTGTTGAAAATGACCATTCTAGAACATCTGGAGAAACTCATTATGCTACACCATTAATGTTAGAGAATTACATGACTACATTGCGTAAGTCTTATTCTATTACAGGTGCTGCTCATGACAAAGTGTTGAACATCAAATTGATGAGTCCAGAAGGAAATGAAACAGCTTCTACATGGGTTAAATACAATGAGTGGGAATTCTGGTGTCAGTGGATGGATGAAGTTGAAATTATGTTAATGTATGGTAAATCTAACGTTAAGACTAATGGAACTACAGACATGAAAGGTGCAAGTGGAAATACAATTTACACAGGTGCTGGACTTGAACAACAAATTGCTGCTGGTAACAAGAGATATTACACAACACTAACAGAGGCTACAATCCGTAAGTTCATGAATGACTTGTCATACAATGGAACTGAAGATGGTCCTCGTGAGTATGTTGCTCTTTGTGGACGTGGATTTATGGACTTGTTTGATCAAGCTATGAAAGCTTCTGCTTCTAACTTTACACTAGTAGATTCTAAATTCATCTCAGGAACTGGTCAGGATTTGGGATTGGGTGGTCAATTTACTAAATACACAGGATTAAATGGAGATTCATTTGTTCTTCAAGAATACAAGCCTTATAACTCAACAATGAGAAATCGTTTGTTGCACCCTCAAACTGGTTTACCAGCTGAGTCTTATAAAGCAACTTTCTTGAATTTCAAAGCTTATTCAAAAGGTGAGCCAAGCATTCAAAAGGTGTACACTAAAGGTCGTGAGACAGTTAGCACATATGTTGAAGGTATGTATGGTCCTTACGGTCCTAAAAAGAACGGAACTTCTGCAACAGCTGTTGATGGATATGAATTTCATATCATGACAGAGCAAGGAATCATGTTACGTGATCCAAGCAATGCTGCTCAGTTCATTTTAGATGTGGATAACATTTCTTAAATAAATTAATGAATAACATAGAGGAGAGACTAAAAATCTCTTCTCTGTGTTTTATTCATTAAATTAAGTTGTTTATTAAGATTAAAAGGTTTATATTATAGAATACAAAAAAAACAAAAGGAAAACAAATAAAGAAGGAAAAATTAAAATGGAAATAAAAGTATATACAATTAAGCCACACCCAAGAGTTAAATTTTCAGGTGTAAGTTCATTGCCAAAAACAAGAACAGTTTACACAGGAGCAGCTTTAGATGCAGATGGTTTATATAAGACAGGACTGACACAAGAAGAAGAAGCTTTATATGAAGCAGAACTTGGACTTGCAAAAGGAACATTAGGAAGAACAAATGGTACATTCTGGGGAAACTTAGAATTAAGACTTAACAATGATAAAGCAACAAAGTTCCCTACATCATCCATAATGGATGTTATTAGATTTAGAGCGCTTACAGAAAGAAATAATGTTGCTAAAAATCAATTAGAAGCTAGAAACAATCCAAACACGGAATTTGTTGTTGAGGATTTAGAAGCTCAGGCAAAAGCACTTGAAATTGAAGCTAACTTAGAGTTGGAAGCAATGGAAAAATTCTCTGAGACAACTACAGCTGAAAAGAAAGGAATTTTTAAAATATTAAACAGCACTAAGAAAATGCCAATGAGAGGAATTGAAAACCTTTCAGAGACAATCATCAAAGCTGAATTATATAAAGAACTTAAATCTGATCCAAAGGAATTCATTAGAGTGGTTACAGATAAAGATTTGACAACAAGAATATTAGTGGCAGACCTACTTGAAAAAGGAATGTTAACTAAAAAGTCTAACTATTATGTTTATGAAGGAGAATCTCTTGGCTCATCAATTGATGGAGTTATTGAATTCTTCAAAGATCCTAGAAAGCAATCAATTAAAATTGCAGCTGGAAATGATCTTAAAAATAAATCTAAAGAAAAGGAATAATAAATGACAGCGGCAGAAATGGTTACCGCTTTTAGATTCAGACTAGATAAAACTGATAGTTTAAACTATCCAAACTTTGACGGTACAGAAATTGATTTATTATTAAATCAAGCTCAAGAAAGAATAGTCAAACAAAGATATGGTTTAAACAACATCAAAAGAGAATCATTTGAGGAAACTCAAAAAAGAACTGAAGACCTAAAAGCAATTGTAGTTAATGCAATTATAACACCAGCATTAAATGCTGTTGATAATATAGATGTAAATGCTCAATTTGTAACATTGCCAACAGATCATTGGTTTATTGTAAATGAAAGAGCTAGCATAGTTTATAATGATTGTACAGGGATACCTAAAGTGGACATAATTCCAGTTTATCCAATACAACATAATGATGCTAGCAACATAATTAACAATGCATTTCTTAAGGCTAACAAGCAAAGAATACTAAGACTGATGGAAGCTGGAAGAGTTGAATTAATACATGATTCAACAACAACAATTACAAATTACAGGCTTAGATATATTAAGAAACCAGTTTCAATAGTTTCAATAGGAACAACACCTGTTGATTGTGAATTATCAAATCATTTACATGATGAAATAGTTGACCAAGCTGTATTGTTAGCATTAGAAGATATAGAAGCTAGAAGGCAGCAGACCTATAACCCAATAGAAAAAACAAACGAATAATTAATTAATTAAAAATATATTAAATAAAATGACAATAAATTATCCAGAAAATTACTCTTTAGGCAGTGAAGTAAAACCATTCCCAAAAAAACAATATGAAAAAATAGTAGAAATTATAGAAGCAGTAAATACTAATACAGCTGCTATCAGTGCTCTTCCAGTAACTGCTTTAAAATATAAGGCTCTTTTAAGTCAATCAGGAGCAAGTGCACCAGTAGCAACAGTAGTGGAAAACACTCTGGGAGGAACACTAGTTTGGACATACAACTCAACAGGTGTATATATAGCAACTTTAGTAGGTGCATTCACTGAAAATAAAACTTTAATATCTCCGATAGAAGCTGTAGTAAGTGCTGGAGAAAAAACTCCATTTGTAAGAACAGTTTACTGGGATTCAGATTCAATAAGAATAAAGACATTTAAAATGGCTGGAGACCCATTATCAGAAACACTAGCAAATGGATTACTTTATCTGTCATATATTTCAATAGAAGTATATCCATAAATTAAAAATAAATAATAAACAAAAACAACAATAATAATTAAATTTTAAAATTAAAAAATAATGAATACTCGTAATGTAAACGAAATTTTTATCAGTGACGGTGGAGCATTTAATGTGGACACAACTAACATCGCAGCAATCACAGCTCAATTAAACTTTGTTGGTGGAGACATGACAGTTGCTGAAGGCGCTAGTATTACCACTGCAACAGATCCAATTCTATATGCAGTTAACAAACTTGCTAATGGAGATTTAAAACGTTCATTCCCTATCAAAGGAGCAAATATCACTGGCTGGAAAGGTCAATCATATGTTCCTGCTACAAGAGAAGTGTGGGCAATTGGACACAACAGAAAAACAGCAACTGGTACTATTGAAGTTAATAACTCAACAGACTATGCTTTTTCTATTAGATTCAAATGGGACAAAATGTTTTTTTCTGAAAGACCAGAAGTTCTTGATGTAACATTTACATCTGCAGCTGCTGCAACACAATTATCTATTGCAACTCAAATTGCAGGAGCAATCAACGGATCTTCTTTTGGTTCTCAACCAGCTGGAATTAAAGTTGTTAAAGCTGTAGTTGTTGGAGATGGAACTGGTGTTTATGGATTAACAGGTGCAACTGATTATGGTGTTGAAATCTGGTCTCTTGATGTAAATCAATTTGCTAATACACAATATAAACCATTACGTGTTTATTTTTCTGTACATGTAAATGATGCATCTGGATTTGAAGGAACAACAACTTGTACACAAATTCAAGCTAATGATTATGGTTCTGGAACATTAGAGCAAATCTCTGGAATTGAATTGTTCAATTATCAATTTGAAGGAGTTCTTAACAGAACATCATTCCCTATTCCTGTATTAGCTACATTAACAGCAACAGCATTAACTACATCAGATGTATTAGGTGCATTCACTGCTACTGCTACAATTTCTGAAGATACAGTTACTTTTTCAGCTGCTGCTTCAACAGAGCTTCCAGCAGGTTCATTTATTCTTTTAGATGGTGCTGCATATGAAATTAAATATTACATTTCTACTACAGTTGCTGTTTTAACAATTGTTATGGTTGCTTCAGTTTCTGCTGTTGACGTTCAAGGTAAAGCTGGTTATGATGTATTTAATATTTCATTTAATGACATCACAACTACTGCTGGTGCAAATGTTGGACAATTTTCTAACAAGCAAATTATGGTTGCAAGTCCTGCAATTAATACAACAAATACTGACATGACTGTTGCTTCAACTAGCACAACAGATATTCAGACATTGCTTAATGCTTACATGTTAACTACACCAGTTCCATTTACAGCTGTAAGTTTATAATAAGAATAAATAGTAATTGAAGGAATTGCTATTATACATTGTTGCCCCTCTCTAGGTTTTAATTTCCTTCCTTTTTCTTTCCTAGAGAGGTTAGCAACTCTTTTAATTTATAAACTAAAATAAAATGGCAATATTTGCATTGGTGCTTAATACAGAAGTTTGTCAGACAAGTAACTGTAAGTCACTAATTTTTAAAGAAACAACTGGAGTTTATGATGCAATCTCTAATCCTGGAGGATGGGGTCCTCCCACTCCTACTACAGCAGGAGCTACAGCTGCTGAATTAGCTATCACAGCACCTAACGGAACAATATATACAATAGATTTATTTTCACAAGGGTTTCCGTCTTCTACTAGTACATTAGAATTTGAAATTACAGCTGACCTAATTGGTGGAGTTGCTAATGGAACTATTCCTGATGGAATATACACAATTAATTATATTGTTGTAGACGCTAGCGGTATAACATATATAAAAACATTAGTTCAATCATTTATATGCAACGTAGAGTGTTGTGTATATAGTATGTTTAAATCTATAGATTTTTCATGTGATTGTTCACAAGATGCAAAAACCAAAGCATTAGATGCTTGGCTTTTATTTAAGGGATTACAATACTCTTCAGGATGTGGTAGTACAGATAATTTTAATACAAATTTAGCTACATTACAAAAATTATGCTTAAATGCAAATTGCAATAACTGTAGACAATAAAAGAACATACATATAACAATATAATCATTTAATAATATATACACATGGGATGTGGATGCGGAGGTTGTGAATCTCTAAATACAGGAATATTACCAACAGGAAATACAGGTGCAAAAGGCGCTAATGGTGATCAAGGATTATATGGAGGGTTTTCTGGAGACTGGATGTTTGATACAACTAGTACTGGAGGAGCACCTATAGATACTTTTTTAAGATTTAATGGATTAACAGTTTCAGCAAACGTTACAACAATTACTGTTGCAGAAACTGGACCTGGTTTAGTAAATTATTCAGATTTTTTAAATTCATTATCTAATAATTCTAAATATGGTTACATTAGAATATTTAAAACTGATGACTCAACTAAATTTTGGATGGGTAGAATTACAAATGTTGTAGATAGTGGAACTTATTCAACTATAACTGTTGTTTATATTTCTGCAAGCAATGCAGCAATTACAAGTATATTTGGAGCTTCAGATTCTATTGTACTAACATTTAGTCCAGCAGGTGCTGCTTCACCAAGCATACTTAGTAATAATACTACAGCTGTATCAACATCTGCAGGAATAATGACTTCTTTAATGTCATACACTTTGCCAGCAGGGCAATTAAAAACTAATGATGACACTCTTGAAGTTGTTTTTGCAATAGATTCAAATTTAACAACTGAAATAAAAAGAGCTGAATTAAGACTTGCTGGAGTTATTTGTCATTCAAAAGCAACTACATTTAATTTAAATTCTGGTAGTAAATATATGTCTTTAATTGCAGTGATTACAAGACAAACTGCAACATCAGTTTTTATTAAATTTGATATAGTTACAAGCAGCGCAAGATACACATTAACAAATGGACAAAATTTCTTTGAAACATCAATTCCAGTAAATGATTTAGACAGCTTAACAAATGTAATTGAATTATTTGGAAGAAACAGTTCAGGAGGCTCACAAACAATTAGAGCAAATCAAATGTTAGTTAAATACTATAATAAATTATAACATGCCAAAATTATTAACATACGATACATATACAATATTAGCTGCAGGAGCAACTAAATCATTTGATGTAACAGAAGACGTTCAAAATTATCATATAGTTCCAGACAGTGGGGCTGTTGCACTTAGTGCAAATATGAATTTTAATAGCACTGGAACTCCAGAAGAAAATGATATGTTTAATTTCTTCTATGAGGGAGGAGTGACAACAGGGGCATTTGCCGTTAACTTTTTTGGAACAAACCTAACAACAGCTCAAGCATTATATCAACAAATTATAACTGTATTGTATAGAAATTCAGGGTGGGTTGTATATGTAATGTCAGTTACTAATAGTAATACAGATGATGTAGATGGAGGGGACATAGTAGACGGAACAGTTAACAATGCTAAATTAGCAGGAAATATTGGATTAACTAAGATAGCGGTTTCACCAGCAAGAGGATACGCTTTTAGAGCAGGTCAAGGTGGTGTTGTAGAAACATTTAATGCTATCACTTCTGGTAACTTACTTATAGGTGATGGAGTTGATTTAACTAGTGCTGCTATGTCAGGAGATGTTACAATAAATGGCGTAGGAGTTACAACTCTTTCAGCAAATTCAGTTGTAACAACAAATATTACGGATGCTAATATAACTGCAGCTAAACTTGATAGTGAATTAAGATCAGAGGTTATAAGTATTCAAATTTCATTTGAATCAGGAGAGCAAGCTGCATATCCATTAAGAATGACTTATTCTGGTTCAATTGTAAATATATATGCTAGAGCAATTAAAGATATTGCAGGAACAGATGACGGAACTGTTACAATAAGAGATAACGCTGGAACAACAATGACCGTAGGAACACCAATTGTATTTGCAGCATCAGATTTAATAAATACAACATATTCAAGTAACGTATCAGGGAACAATACATTTGTTGCTGGAGATATAATTACAGTTACACCAGTTAAGGCCACTGCAGGTGGTAAAGCACTTATAGTATTAGAAGCATTTAGAAGCTAATGGCAGTATTATCACAACTTGATATAAACACATATTTACAATTAGCAAGATGTTGCTACTCAGATTTGAGTGCACAATTTGCTAATGATTTAAATTTTGGAACAAAATGCACTATTAAAGACAGAATTAATTTAGCCACTTTAGGTGTTCTATTAGAAATATTGTCTTGTTATAGAGTGGATGTAGAATTATCAGAAGTGTTACCAACAGCGATAACTTATGGTTCTTATTCTGATTTAGATTCAACATATACGCTTGGAAATGGATCAACTATATTGTCTTCTATAAACAATCTTACAGAATTAAATGATTTTGTAGCATTATTTAATTCTACAATAACTGGATATAGTATTGTAGGCAATGATATTGGAGAGTCAGAGTATTCAATAACTTTTACAGGACCCTGTTCTGGAGCAAGTGTTGAATCAAGCAATAAATCGATACCGCCTATAGTTTTTAGTGAAGGAACATGTGCTGGAATTGTAAAATATGATAATTGTTATACAGAAGAAGAAATACAAGTATTAATAGAAAACATAGGAGTTCTTACAGGAATATGCTTTAAACCAATTGGTTACACATATGAAATACCTGAAGGATATATATTAATTGACGGAGTATTAATAATAAACTAATAAACAATATAAAATGGCAATAGAAAAATTAAAAACTAAGTTTGCATTAGGATCATTTATTAATAATGTTAAAACATTCTTTGAAAAAATTAATGAAATAATTCAATATTTAAATAATGGTTCAGGAACTAATAGAATAATTATTGAAATCAACTCAACAAACTTCATGGACCTTAATAGTGCTAATGATGGATATGGAATAATGGCACTGCCACAAGTTGCTGGAAAGATAATTGAAATAGTAAATACTCCGCTAATTTACAGAAATGATGTAGCGTTTGTAGTAGGTGATTTTAGTTTAAACACAATAGACATTTATCAAGGTCAAGGAGCTCAAGATTTTAAAATAAACACTACAGATATTTTTACATCAACAGAAGTTGCAAATAAGGTGTTTCCAGGATTTGATGATCAAACAGGTAAATTAACACAACCAAAATTTTACATAGGAGGAACACAATTAGATCAAAATGAATCTTCTGTTTTTATATATGGACAATTCAATGGGACACCAGAAATAAACTCACTAGCAAAAGCTTGGGTTGTTTTTGATTATATAGTAAGAGATACACCACAATAATATAAAAATATAATAATATAAAAATATAATATACCATGTCATTAGAATTTGGAAATCAAAGTAAAAGTTATCAATCAAGATCATTAAGAGCTGCATTAAATACCCCTGCAGCAATTGGTTATGAAACTATAACAGTGGACGGAACAATTAAAAGCTTAACTCCAACAGCAGGTGCAACACATGCATTTATAAAATTAGAATCTAGCGCAACTGGAATAGCTGTAAGAATTTTAGAGTTTAAATCTACAGCTGTCACTACAACTGTAGGAATAGGCCTGTCAAATTTAGACACTTACAATATTACAAACGCTCAAAACATAACTGGCTTTCAAGTGACACAAGCACAAGGAGGCACTCATAAATTACACGTTCAATACTATAAATAATGGAAAATCAAATAACTTTAGAACAAGCATTAATTAATGTTGATTTAGTTTTAGGAAATTTTAAGGGAACAAAGCAAGAACATATTGCATTAGAAACATCTTTTAATAAAATAAAAGAAAATTTATGCACCTGTAAAAAAGATTAAATTATGAATATAACAGATATATTAGTACTATTAATAGGTGGATTAGTAACTATTGTAGTATTTTTTTTAACAAAAACAATGAATAAATTAGATGAAACAGCTACTAAAACTGATGTCAATTCAGGTTCTATAGCATTGTTAAAACAAGAAACAAGTTTAAAGCATGAAAGGCTTGAAGAGAAGCTTGATGAATTAAAAGATGTTATTGTTGATTTAACTACAGAAATTAAGACTCTTAATAAAAAATAATAATGGCATTGTCATCAGAGGCTTTAAAAAGTATACACTTAAGAAGGCTAGCAACTCCTGGTAGGAAATACTATGGAGATGATGATCAAGTATATTTAGGAACTCCTGGAGGGAGACTTCAATTATTAGAAAAAGCTTCACAAGTTGTAATTAATAATAACACTTCTAATGTTCAAGAATCTACAGATGAAATTACAAATAATGCATCTGTAATGCAAATTAAGCTTAATACTATAAATTTAGGAGAAATAGCAGCTTTTGCTGCAGCAAATTAAATATAATGATTAGATTAACATCGGCAGCTAAATATTTAAGCCCTGAATTATTTACTAAATTACAATTTAAAACATCTGTAGCAGTCACTTCAAAAGAGTTGTCTATTGTTGTTTCGTATTCTGATAAAACTGAATCTCATTATATAGGTGGAACTCAATCCACAATTTCCAATGGATCAACCATTGTTGACATATGCCCTCCTCCAACAACTGAATCAATAAGAGATATTGATACTATCACCATAGTAAATGAAGACACTACATCTAAACTAGTATATGTTTATTATTCTAGAAATGGAACTCTTTTTACAATAATATCAGTTACATTAGCTGTAGGAGATCAGCTAGAATATGTTCATGGAGATGGATGGAAAACACTTGATTCTTTTGGTAGCATAAAAAACTCATCATCTTCTTATGTTATAGGATTGACATCCATTAATGGAGACATGTCAGCTTCTCAAACATTAACAACAGGAACTTCTGGAACAGATTTCACTATTGTTGATGATGGACTGGGTGATCATAAATTCAATTTACCTACAGCAAGCTCATTAAATAGAGGAGCTTTGTCAAGTGCTGATTGGACAACATTTAATAATAAACTTAGTACTATTAATGGAATTGCAGCTGGAGGAGAATTAAGTGGAACTTATGCTAATCCTAGTTTAGTAAATTCTGCTGTTATAGGAAAAGTTCTTACAGGATATTTAAGTGGAGCTGGAATAGTTTCAGCTTCTGATAGTATATTACAAGCAATACAAAAACTTAATGGAAATGCATTAGCATTAGTCACTGGAGTTTCTAGTGTTAATTTATTGACAGGAGCTGTTGCATTAACTGGAACTGCAAGCAGAATAACTATAAGTGGTTCAAACGTTTTTGATATTGACCCTGCTTATGATGCTTTATGGCAACCTATATCAATAAATCTAACATCTTTATCAAGCCTCACCTATGCATCAACTTCATTTGTAAAAATGACAGCATCAGGAACATTTGCACTTGATACAAACACTTATTTAACAACTGTTTCTTTAACAGCAGGACAAGTTGGTTATGGTAGCGCTGGAAACGCATTAACATCTGACTCTACATTTTTATATAATGCATTAAACACTCAATTAACTTTAGTTGGTTCAGGAACAGGTTCAACAGGAACTTTTTTAATAAACAGAGGAGATGTTGTAAATCAATATATAGTATTAGCAGAATCTGCAGCTAATCCAGACTCAGCATTTTTAACCTTTAAAAGTACAGGTGGAAATGCAATTGCTATGGGAGCAAGATTTTTTTCAGGCGCACCATTATCTTATGTTTTTACAGATCCTAGTGGTTCTGATTTAGTAACTATAGATTCTGCTACAGGGTCTATGACACTTGGAATTGCAGGTACAAGAACAGGATTGTTAAAAATGACTGGATCAACTTCTGGAACCGTAACAATACAAACAGCTGCAGCAGCTGGCACATGGACATTAACACTTCCTATAGATGATGGAACTGCAAATCAAGTTTTACAAACAGATGGTTCTGGTGTTACATCTTGGGTTAACGCTTCTTCAGGAGGTGTTACATCAGTTGCAACAGCAGGTCTTATATCTGGCGGTACAATAACAACAACAGGAACAATTACCACTGACATGAATACCAATAAACTTGTTGGTAGAAGTACAGCAGGAACTGGTATAATGGAGGAAATCACTATTGGAACTGGACTATCTTTAAGTGCAGGAACATTAAATAATACAGCAACATATACATCTCCATTAACAACTAAAGGAGATATTTTTGTGAGGGATGCAAGTGTTGATACAAGACTTCCGGTAGGTCTAGACACGCAAATTTTATTAGCTGACAGCACTCAAACAACGGGATTAAAATGGGGAACAAATACTGCTCCAACACCTTTGGGATATTATGGAGCTTTTTCTGATATAACAGACCAATTTGCTGCTGTTATAAATACGGGCTATCCAATGCTTTTGGGTGTTACTGATTTAACAAATGGTGTTACAATAGTCAGTGGTTCACGAGTTACAATTGCTAACACAGGAATTTATAACATTCAATGGAGTGCACAATTTACCAATCCAACAGCTACAATTCACGATGTGACTATATGGCTACGAAAAAATGGTGTTGATGTTGTAGGTTCGAGTGGAATTGTAGCAGTACCAGCTAAGCATGGAGCATTTGATGGACACGTTTTGCCTTCGTGGAATTTTCTCCTTGATGCTGTTGCAAACGATTATTATGAATTTGTTTGGAGTACAACAGATACATCTGTTTATTTATCTTTTCAACCAGCTGGAACACCACCGCCATCAACAGCATCTGTTGTTTTGACTGTTACTCAGCAAAGCGGTATAATGGCTGGAACGGGAATCACTGCAATCAATTCTTTGACTGGAGCATCACAAACAATAGTTGCAGGAACAAGTGGAAGTGACTTTGCAGTTTCTTCGGTAGGGACAACACACACTTTAAATTTGCCTGATGCAAGTGCAACAGCAAGGGGTGTCATAACAACGGGAACGCAAACAATTGCTGGTGCGAAAACTTTTAGCGGTGCAATTTCAGCAAGTAATTTAAGCGGTACGAATACGGGTGACCAAGATTTGAGTGCATTAGCTCCATTAGCATCTCCGACATTTACGGGAACTGTTGTGCTACCAGCAACCACATCAATCGGAAATGTTAGCAGTACTGAAATAGGTTATGTAGATGGTGTTACAA